TCGTATGCAACGCCTTCAAATTCTCCGGGCGTCATGTCGGCACGATAGCGGTAGGCAGACGACAATTGCCGCTTTTCGTCCTTCTCGACGCCCGTAATTGCCTGCCGCTCCCATAGGACAAGGGAATTGGTCAGTAGCGTGCCGTTCATAGCCGCATCCGTGCCCGTCGAGCCAACGACCAGATCCGGCCGGTGGTCGTCAACCGTAACGGGCACATGCTCGCTCAAGATTGGCAGGTTGTTGAAGGTCGGCGCGGCGGCGGCCAGTTCGACCGGATCGCGGAACAAATTATAGACGTGATCGGGGTTCAAGCCCAAATTGCGCCAATCGGGGATTTCGCGGCCCATGTACGGGCAGACGTTGCCCTTGCTGATATTGCTAGACGCGACGTGCATCCGTCCGTCCGCGCAATAGCTGCGGTTGGTCGTTTTGAAATCCATAGCGAGCAGGATCATTTTGCCATCACTGTCCAGTTGGTGCCGTTGCAGTAAATAAGAACTTGCTGCGGACCGCCGCCGGTCGTCACGACTTGTGCCCAGCCGGGGTTTGTAGGGCCGTCGGAAATCGACGCGATATACCCCGCTCCGACAGCGGGGCAGGCGTTAAGTGATCCGAACGGGACGGGCATTGCCTGGAACGTCACGTCCGCCTTGATATTGCCGCGACTTTCGACACCCGCGCCGAAAATGAAACCGTTGCCATCAATGGCTGCTACCGGCTGGCGCGCGTCATTACGGACCAACAGCGAGTGCGCTAGGACATTGGCTTGTTTATCGACGTTGAAAACCGGCTGCATCGCTTCGTCAAAACCGGTGAAGTAATTTCCGATTTCAGTCGAGTTCCAGCGCTGGCCCCAGTATTGGTTGATTGCGCCCCGCACACCGACACCGGTACCGTATGGAGCGTACCCGCCATCGTACTTGCCGTGGTTGATTTCAATTGCCGACGTATTGCGGTTTTCAAAGTTGCCGCCGCCAGTAATGAAGAGGGTGCGGCTATACTGACCATCCGCTAGGTCCCCGTTAAAATTATGATTAATTTCAATCGCGTTACCCGAGTTCGTACCCTGGTTTAAAACGAAGTTAACGATTTCCGATCCGTAGGCGCTACCCGGCTCGCCGCCACCACCAGTATCCATGGCCATGTACGCGCAAATCGCACCGCGCTTGCGGGCGGCCAGATTGGCTGCGCTATCAGCCGGATTGGGCCGCTGCGGCAGGCATTCAAGCGACAATGCCTGATAGGTGACGTTTGGCCCGCGCGACGGGATAGCCGCTGGATCGAACTGCATACGCAAATTCGTCGTGACGTTGTACGGATTGGTATATGTCGACGTGAACGTCCCCCGGCCAGTCTCCGGGGAGCCGCCCATTGTGCCCGTGATGGTGTTGTTGTTCAGAAAATAAATTCCGGGATTTTCATTTCGCAGGGTGCCGGGATTAATGTCGCCCGTGTAGCAGTAGACCGGATCAGTGCAGGTTGGGTCCGCGTTCGCCACATACCCCGATCCATGGTAGGGTAGGGACCAAATGACATACCGGGGGGTGGACTTGGTAGCGCGCACCAAAGCTGGCCCCGTCACGGCATCTAGCGACGTGCCGGCAGGAGAAGCCCCGAAGTCGAGCGGATTGGCAATCGTAAGCAGATGCTGCGAAATGGGGCGCTTTACCGTAGCCCCGATCGGGCCAGCCCCCGAGTTCGATACGTCACGAGCCGTTACCGATCCGGTTGTCCCATTGATCGAATAAGAGCAGTTCGGCCCCCCGGTCGGCTCGCCGTCAACAAAGGTGCAACTCGACGCACCTACGCCCCCGTTCTTGCCCATCTTCGGACCAGTCTGGGCGTACGCGGGCAGGGCTGACAGAATAGCAAGCGCCAAAAGAACCTTACGCAATTTTGAAAACTCCTGCCGAAAGATAGGGGAGGCCAGAACCCGAAGAAGGGACGATATCACCGTTCGCTTCATCCGGTAAACTCCAACGCGTTTGACCGGTTAGAACTTGCTCGATAGCCGCGCCGGCCGCCCGTTGGCTTATGGCCACATCGGGGTCGTCACCAGAACTATCCACTATTGGGAAGGCTGCGCCGGTCGCCACGATATCGGCGGCCAGTGCGGTAAAATTCAGTTCAATATTGGCCGGAAAACTAATGACCGAGCCGCCCGCGCTCGAAATCTGGGGTACGCGCGTAAGCACGCCGGATGCCTGGATATACTGGCCGGTGCCTACTTCGTACTGCGCGCCATTTTCGACCGCGTAGCTGTACGTCGCGCCGTCGAGCAGGGCTTCCGTACCCCGATAGGCCACAACGGCCGGACCTAGTTGGAACGGCCCCGTACCGCTCGTTTGAACGACGATCTTTACGCGATCAACAAGCGTGGAAATCGAAGCCATTTAGGAACCCCAGAGCGTGCAGGGCTTGAGGTATAGCACGGCACAATAAGAGAGGCCAGACGGACCGGTAAAGGGCTATCTGGCCTCTAAAATCGACGTTCGCATTCTTAACCGCTTAGTGCCGGCCATACTGGCGTACGGTGATCCGGGGCGGGTCGGTTTTTCCCTACGGGGAGAATGCGCCTTGAAGATCGTGTCGAAAGCGAACTGTGGAAAGGCCCGCCAATGCACCTGTTAAAAACTTCTGGTCGGCTACTACGTGCGACTTAGGCTGCGGCCCTACTGAAAGGTTCTTTGCGCAGCTACCCGTTACCAAATTCAGTTCTGACACCAGAAGTTAGAATGTTTCCCAGCCGCCGCCGTTGAAACCGAACATACGACCAAGAGCGCGCCAGAACATATTATTTCCCCTAAAAATGAGCGGAACGACAATTGTCAGTATTGGTCAGGAATGTCGTATTTGCCCGCTCTTGACGCCCCTGTCAACCCGCTAATTTCGGCAGCACCGGCACCATGGTGCATCTGCAATTTATCAAAGATCCCGGCAGCACGTGGCCTTCCCCGTCCCCGAAGTCGTGGCCGGTCGCAAGGTCGAACTCTTGCCCGGAGAACTTGACGTGGGCAGGGCGGGGCGTCTTACCGCCTGCCGAATGCAGCCATTTGGCACGGGTAATACCCAGTTCCAGCATACGTGTACGCGCCATGACCGCCGAGGCCATATTATTTTGAGTGCGAGCGATCAGGGCGGCCCGACGTTGCGTAATGCCGGTGCGCTCAACGAGCCGTTCGGTCAGATAGCCAAGATCACGCCCGTTCTGCACGGACTGCATCAGGTCGATTTTTACGTCCGTCAGGTACTTTTGGGATATGGATTTGATCAACGCCACGTTCTCGTCGATCACGGCGTTGAAGGCCGCTCGCATCGGCGCGGTCATGGTGAATTTGACCGTAAAGCCCGCCGCGCGCAGTTGCGACTTAAGCGTGCGGTCCACCCGGTTTTTATGGTCCTGCGCGAACCAGTGGGCGAGTTGTTCGGCTAGGGTGTCGAACTTGCCGAGCCACCGGTCTGCCAACTTGTCGAACGCCTCATTTAGCGCACCATCTTGCGCCAGGGCGACGGTTGCCGGCTCGTCTGATCGGTACGCGGCGCGCGTCCAGTAGAGCACCGACCGGGTCATCTCGGTAATCGCCGCGTCCAACCGCTTGTGGAAGGCAGCGCGGGTGGCGGCGGAAGAGCGGATGGGTGCCATCGGTCATTAGTAGCACGAACAGGGCGGGGCGCAAATAAGGTGTTGACGGGCGTGTCACTAGGGGTTAGGAAAGGGCAACAAGAACGGGGAGAGTGCCCATGCCTATGAGCCGCCGTCGAGCCCTAGCAATTGCCCTGTCGGCCAACTTGGTCGTCTGGGGCTTTATCATCGGAGTTTCTATCTATGCTCTACGCTGAACGCAGTTACGCCGGCCCGGACATTTTCGGGCAGGTCTTCGCAGCCGAGCCGGCCCAGCATTGCGCGGCGCGCGACGAGCACCGCCGGTTGGCCGCCATTACCGACCGCTTGCGTCGGCATCGGAGGGCGGCCCGTGGCTAACATGAGCATAACGACTGCCCAGAAGTATCGGAAGTTCCGGGGCAAGCACTTGCAGTACCAAATTCCGCCCAACTGCCGAAGCGTTTTAGACGGAAACGAGCGAACCTGCCCGACCAGTGGGTGCGGTATTCGATGGCCGGCAGGGACAGTAAAACCGGGATGTCCTTTGAAGGAGCCAAAGAAATGACCAGCCATCACCCGCTCAAACGCCGACTAGCCGCGCGTAAGTCGATCGCCTTGCTGACCGGCTCGCACGCGTCGCTCGGGCTGGCCAACCGGATGGTCGGCTTTGAAGGCTACCAGACCAAGACGGCGGGCGATTTCTTCTACGACGAAAACCGTCGCTACTTCCCTATCAAGGACCGCAAAGTATGACCCGCCACCGCTACACCTCGTCCCGCGCGCACTACGACGTCACGGGCATTCGCAGTTCTGGCCGGTCGTGGTCGGAGATCAACGGTCCGATCAGCACGGGAGGGGCTTGCGCACTTGGCAGACTGGCCGTTGCCGGGGCAGGGCTGGCGGCGCTGTTCATCGCCTTCGGTATCGTGGGGGCAATGGTATGAGCGAGATCACCGAAGCCGATCGTACTTTTGTAAATGACCTAATGCGCGGTCTGCCGGGAGGCGATAATTACGAAACAGCCTACCACGCCGTTGCGAAGCTACGGGCCGATACCCGGCGGAACGCTCTAGAAGACGCCAAACAAAAAGCACATGGGGCTATAGCCGACGTTGCCTTACGCCACGGTTCGTCCGGTCTTCCGTTTTTGTACGACACGGCGGTTAAGACTGCGATTGAAAAAATACAAAATACAGGTGAGGTCGTTATTCTGCACCGGTCAAATCATATTTTGACAGCCGTTCGATTGCCGGGCGTCAAACCACTGCTGGAAGAGATCGAAGACCAACGCATTGAAAAACTGGACGTCATGAAAGTCACCGGATCGGACCAACGAGTTATTTGGCCTTCTCAGTAGCCTCCTCCCCGTCCGCTTCGTCTTCAACGTCCAGGGCAGGGTCAGTAAGGTCAACGCCAAAATACGAAGAGGTCTCGTCGTTGCCGATACGCTGGCGGGCCTCTTCGTTGCTGACAATGCCGGCGGATACGTACGCCACGTCCGCCTCGGCGTCGGTCTTGCGGATTTCCGCCTTATCCTTGTCGCTCATCTCCCACAGCGGCAGGAACTCGAAACCAATGGCCGGGTCGATCGCGCCGAATAGCGATAGCTGGATCAGGTCGATGATCAGCTTGAGCGGGCCGCGCATGTTCTTCTCTTGATACGAATGCACGTCCGCGTAGAAGTTGCGCGTCTCGCCGTCGCTGGAGGCGTTCAGGCCGGACGGCGTGACCTGCAGGTAGACCGACAGCGGCACGCGCGCCACGGACGCCAATTGCTCTTGCGCCTGGGCCTGCAGATCGGACAGTCCGGATAGCGGCACGGCGATGGCCTGTAGATCCTCGCCGGTCATGTCGGTCAGCATGATGCCTCGATTGTCCCGCGCGGCCACGAACATGTCCGCACGGTCAAACACGTTGCCGCCATCGCCGCCGGCCATCACCGAAGACATATCGGTCTTGAGGTTGAGCACCGAATAAATGTTGACCATATCCGACACGGCCTGCCGGGTGCGCAACCAGTTGTCCACGTACGGCTTCATAAGCTGGACGAGCGATTGGCCGCCGAACGAATACCCCGGCTTAAGCATATCCGAAACCGGCCGGCTCGAAATCATCAGGAACCGGCTCGTATGGACCCTCCGGCCGAACACATACCATTCCTGCGGCCGGTAAAAGTCGTGACGCAAGGGATTGTTCGTCACGTAGGTGCCGGGAGCCATCCACATGGGTTCGACCAGGGTCAACCGCTTGAGCGGGCGGGCCTTGCTCACTTTGTCGCCGTCGACGAGCAAAGCGGTCGCCAGTTCGGTCGTGCTGTCGGCATCCCCGAAATCCAAAAAGATCTGGCCACGTCCGTACGCGTGATCGTGAAAAATCCATTCCTGCATGACGTCCCGCACGTCGAGCCGCACCAGTTCTTCGGTGATCGCCGCGCGCTTGTCGTCTAGGTTCTTTTCCGTGCCGTCCAGCTTGCCGCCCGTAACCTTGATCCACTTGCGGACGGCATGTTCCGCCCAGATATCGCAGGCATGGCGATATTCGGCGCGCTGGATCAACTCGGCAAGGTACTGATACCCAAAAAACCCTTGGCCTTCGTGGAAGAGGGCGGCAGCGGCCCAATTCGCCACACTACCGGCCATCGTCCCGCACGCGTCCATCGCCACGTCAGGGCCTTCGGGCAGCACGCCTTCGAACGGCTTGTACGGCGCAAAGATAGCGGCGGCGTCCATTGCCATCGGGTCAGGTTTGGCCGGGGCCGTCCGGGCTTTTGCCTTGGCGGCCGGCGCGATCTTAAGTTCGGGGCGGGGCGGCACGTATGCGCGGCCCTCCAAATGCGCGGCGGCCTGGGCGCTCAAGTTGTAGCCGGTCATATTACGCGCGCCTCATTGCTTCGGGACTGATCACCATGCGCCGACGAGCCGCGCCAAAGAGCATCATAACGACATCGGCCATGTTTGGCGACTTTGCTTTGCGACCATCAATATCGGGCTTTTTGTCGACGATCATCTTGCCGGTCGGATCGGGCCCCCAGGTCGGTTGGCTCAATTCCATCATCAGCTTGGAACGAACCCGCGCGGGGATCTTGGACGATATGGAAATGAGCCGGTCCGGGTCGTACTTGTATTCGGGGATATTGCGCGCCCGCCACGTCTCGCGAAACCGGTATTGCAACTCGCCCCACGACTGCGCTTTGAGGTTCTTGTAATAGTCGCCATTCAGCCGCTTAGCACCCGGATAGATCGGGCTGTCCTTGCGTTCCACGGCACCCGAGCCCCAGAACGGCACGACGTTGACGACGCGGGGAGGGCGCTGCGTGGCGATACCTTCCGCGCGCCGGGCCGCGTTTAGTTGCTGCGCGTCGCCCTTCATGTGCGCGCCCATGCCGTCCGCGTCGTATAGCTGATCGTCGATATCGTACTGATCGCACAGACCGAAGGCACGAACGGTCGTCTGA